ACTTGGCCTCGTTGGGGTATGACACAAGGTGGCTCTGCATACGCGCATCCGATGTCGGAGCGCCGCATCACCGAGACAGATGGTTTTTACTTGCCAACGCCAACTTGCAACATGGTCAGCGGGGGAGCCAACCACAACAGCCCCAGCGTAATGGCGGGAAAACATGGGTTGAACATAGCTGGAGCGGTGAAAATGTGGCCGACACCGACAACGCACAACGCCAAGGAAACGAACGCGCCGAGCGAAGCGAACAGGAATACACCAACACTAGCAGCCCAGGTTGGTGGGAAGTTGAGTCCGGATTGGGTAGAGTGGCTAATGGGATTCCCAACAGGGTTCACCGTCTTAAAGGATTGGGTAACGCCCAAGTCCCGCTCCAAGCAGCAGCAGCCTACCGACTCCTTGGGGGACTTTGATGCTCCGTGAATACCAACAACGCACCATCGACCAACTCTACGCATGGTTCAGCGCAGGCAACAAGGGCAACCCTTGTTTGGTGTTGCCCACCGGCTCCGGCAAAAGCCACATCATTGCAGCCTTGTGCAAGGATGCGCTCCAATCCTGGCCTGAGACGCGCATTCTGATGCTTACCCATGTGCGCGAACTGATCGAACAGAACGCCGAGAAGATGCGCCAGCACTGGCCTAACTGCCCGCTTGGCATCTACTCAGCAGGGCTTGGCCGCAAGGAACTGGGGGAGCCTATCACCTTTGCAGGCATTCAGTCGGTGCGAACCAAAGCAGCCCAGATCGGCCACGTTGACCTTGTAATCATTGATGAGGCTCATTTGGTGAGCCACAAAGACGAGGGCGGCTATCGGACATTGCTTACTGACCTGTCGGTCATTAACCCGAATCTGCGGATTGTGGGACTGACCGCCAGCCCGTACCGCTTGGGACACGGCTACATCACTGACGAACCCGCTATTTTCAGCGAACTGATTCAACCCACCAGCATCGAAGAACTCATCCACAAGGGCTTTCTATCAACTTTACGCAGTAAATTGACCACCACCAAACTGGAAGTGGGAGGGGTTCACAAGCGTGGTGGAGAGTACATTGAGGCCGAACTACAGGCTGCGGTGGACACCACCGACAAGAATGCAAAAGTGGCCGCTGAGATCGTGCGCCTGGGGCATACCCGAAAGTCCTGGCTGGTCTTTTGCGCCGGGGTAGATCACGCCCAGCACATTGCAACCGCATTGCAAGCCCAAGGCATCACCACCGAATGCGTGACCGGAGAAACACCGAGCGCCGAGCGTGACCGTATCTTGACCGACTTCAAGCAGGGACGCATCCGAGCGTTGACTAATGCCAATGTATTGACGACCGGGTTTGACGCGCCTGGGATTGATTTGATAGCCATGCTGCGCCCTACCATGTCACCCGGCCTGTATGTCCAGATGGCCGGGCGTGGCCTGCGGATCGCGCCAAACAAGACTGATTGCCTGGTCCTAGATTTTGCCGGCGTGGTCGAGCAACATGGCCCCATCACCGCCGTGAGAGCGCCACCAAAGAAGGGCGACAAGGTAGGCGAAGCGCCGGTAAAGGTCTGCGACCATTGCCAAGAGATATGCGCCTTGAGCGTGAGGGTCTGCCCGGCTTGCGGTGAGGCATTCCCCGAGCCTGAGAAACCAGCGCTGCGCCTGCACAACCTCGATATCATGGGCGTGGAAGGCACCGACATGGAAGTGACCGCCTGGCAGTGGCGCAAGCATATATCGAGGGCCAGTGGCCGGGAGATGTTGAGCGTGACCTATTATGGCGGACTAAGTGACCCACCAGTGACCGAATACTTGGCAGTGACCCATGACGGGTATGCAGGCGAGAAAAGCAGGCGCCTATTGGCCGAGATAGCCCACCGAGCAGGCGTGACGCTGGACTATGGCGCCGTTGACCTGCACCAGATGGCCGGGCAGATGACCGAGGGCCAGCCGCCGGCACAAATAGAATTTAAGCGTGAAGGCCGTTTTTTTACCGTACTAAAAAGGACATGGATATGAGACACCCAGAACCCGAGATCGTAACCCTATATCGCCAGACCCTAAAGGCCGAGCCACCGAGGGTATGCCATACGTGCGTTTTTTATCAGCCCGATGGGGTTTGTGCTGAGTTTAATGAGCCACCACCGCCCGAGTTCGCAAATGAGCCTGGGGGCTGCGCCTTGTGGGTCTGGGAGGTGCCATTCTGATGGAATCTGAACACCTACAGCAAGTCCGCCTAGTGTCCTGGTTCAGGCGCCAGTGGCCGGACGTGCGGGTCTTTGCTATCCCCAATGGGGGCCACCGTGGAGCGTCTCAGGGCGTATCGTTGAAAGCCGAGGGGGTTAGCCCTGGGGTTCCTGATCTTTTCGTGCCTGAGTGGTCATTGTGGATTGAAATGAAACGCGAGGCCGGGGGCGTGGTTTCGCCAGTGCAGCGTGATTGGATAGCGTACCTGGAGAGCATAGGCCATCGGGTTATCGTCGGACGGGGTTTCGAGGATGCGAAGCGGCAGATTGAGAGCGTAAAAAAGCCCACCGAATACAGGGTGGGCATTGAGTGGTGGGAATAATCGTTTCAGGTATCGTTACAGGTTAAGTAACAGCGCCAGTAGGGCAGCGACTAGGGCAGCTAGGAACATTCCTCATCTCCCTTGGCAGTCAGCAGCAGAGCCGCCGCAAATAACCCTATGGTTGCGCCCATGATCAGGCCAAGGATAAACACTAGGGTGATTAGCATTCTCCCTCTCCCTTACAAGTCGGGCAGGTACTGCCATCAGTCATACCCTCACCCGATCCGTTGCAAGTAGGGCAGATTCCCGGCTCTGAGTCGTCCGGGCCATCATCGGCCATGAGTCGGGCCTCGTCCCTGGCGTCGTCGCGGTAGTCGTCATCGAGCATCATGGTTTCATCCCCCAAACAAAATAATAGATAAAAGGGCCACCCCATACGGCCGCGCCGATGAGGGCTTGCGTGAGGGTCCAGAGAATGCGTTTCATGCTGCCACCTCAACCCTAAATTGTTCCAGCGTCAAGTTTCGAGCAAAATAATCATCGCCCGATTTCTTGAAACAAGCGTAAACCGGGTACCCGTCAGCGTTACTGTTATTGGCTTCACCGACAAGGAAAGCGCCACCACGATGCGCCCGAGGTGGTACGCATTCCAGCATCTCCCAATACATGGATTCAGTTGTCGGTATCCATTCCAAGGGTTTAGCGTCCATAGCTGCCCATAGTGGAGACCATTCCAGTAGTGTCGTGCTCATGCTGGCACCTAATCGCGCTGAGTCAGTGCATTGATACGCTCGCGTCGATTGGCCTTGATCATGCGTGGCTGTAGTGGTTTCGATAGCGGTAGCGTGTTCCATAATTGTCCTTAGGTTGATTGGCATAATTGCCACAATGCCCTGGCTCGCAGGGCATTAGGTTAATTACGCTCCGGCTTTCAGAATCTTATCGGCCGCACTAAATATGCGCTGAGCTGACTTATCGCTTATCTCAGAGCCATCGAGACAATTTTGGATATACCCGCGGCTTTCAGTAAGTCCCGGCAGATCGAGCACAGAGCACAATATATAGGCCACCGATTCTGCTTCGACTTCGCGTATGTCTTTCGGGGTTCTGTCATCATCGGACATTGTGCCTTCAAGGGTATGCCCTAGCACCACATGCGCCAACTCATACTCAGATGCGCACGATGCCGAATGGCAATCTCTGCTATCTCACGTTTGGATTTGTCTGACATGGCTCCACGATGCAAAGCTGAAAGACTACGGGCTACGTAGTCAAGTCCAAGGGTTGCGCCATGTGACAGGGTTTTTGCCACTTCGCGGGTTTCTGATTTGGTCATGATGCTGTTTCCTGGTTGGTTGCATACCGTTGTTGGTATGGCTACAGTGTAACGGATTTTGTAGCAGTCTACTTAGGACAAACCCTATGTTGGCACTGATCGTTTGTACAGTATGGGTGTTAGGGTTTACCCTTACATTTCTTGCACAATGTATGCACAATGCATTGTGCATGATCTGGACAAGGCAGCGTTTTTTATGCACAAAATGAAATACACCCCCTTTAGGGGGTATTCATTGTGCATGAACGATGTGCAAAAATTGATGGCGGATTTTTGGGGGTTTAGGGCGTTTTTTTGGGTAGCTGGCTACATTCCCATTGGTTTGGCGTCGTTTGGGGTTTGGCGGTGCCTTAAAAGGCGTTTAAACGATGGTTTAGATGGGGTTGGGGGATGCAAATTGATAGACTGGCATGGTTTATTGTGCCAAGCTGGGGGGCATTTTTGCCCCTCTTATATGTACAGGCCTATGCACAATCCACTTGTGCATGGTTTGTGCATGGTTGTGCAAGCGCTAAAATGACCACTTGCTGACTAGGTGGTCAGTAAATTAAGTTAGGAGGCACTAACATGGGATTTGTAGCGTACCAGGATAAAAGCGCCATCATGGATCGCATCATGGCGGAGCTTGAGACTGGCCGATCTTTGGTACAGGTCTGCAAAGACGACGGGATGCCTGATAGAGAGACGGTTAGCAGATGGATGAGGGATGAGCCCGCCTATGCGGCAAAGTACGCGTATGCGCGCGCTATGCAAGCCGATACCCTATTCTCTGAGATGGCGGACGTGGAGCATAAGGTGCAAGCCGGCACGATGGACAGCCATGCAGCACGCGTCGTCCTGGATTCAATGCGCTGGAGAGCCAGCAAGCTCGCTCCAAAGGTCTACGGCGATAGGTTAGACGTCCAGGTGAGCGATACCCGCATTAGTATTAGCGGAGCGCTCGCAGCTGCCCAGGCGCGTCTAGTCGACGTTGTTGACATCACGCCGCGCCTTGCACAATCCGATGCACAGGATGCACAGGACAATGCAGGGCCAGGGTAGGGGGGGGTAGGGGAACGATGCGGCTGGACGGGCGAACAAAAACGTATACCCCGCAAACATTTTTTATTTTTTCATAACTATTTTTTTCAATAATATAACTAAATGCCTTGCGGCATTATCACCATGCAAACAACAATCTACAAACCAGAAGATGAACAGCAGTTAATGTCAGTATTATGGAGTCCGACATTACGAGATAATCCTCTGGCATTTGTAAAGTATCTATTTCCTTGGGGGGTTAAGGGTACTCCGCTTGAGCATTTCTCTGGCCCAAGAAAATGGCAGAGGGAGGTATTGCAAGATATTACTGACCATATTGCAGCGAATAATAATTTACTTACTGGTGCAAAATCCAACCAATCCTCAAATAAATTATCCAACCAATCCAACCAAGAAATAGCCTACCAAGTATTGCAAGAGGCAATATCTAGTGGTCGTGGTATTGGTAAGTCGGCATTAGTGTCATGGCTGACTATATGGATGGTGTCAACTCGTATTGGCTCGACTACCATCATTTCGGCGAATA